CTCGGACATCCGATTCTCGTGATGCTTCGGCATCGCAGAAGGAGGTAGCGCTGGCCTCCCGAAACAAGCAGCAACTTTCGTCTGACCTTACCTGCCCTTGCCGGGAGCCCACTCCCGCAAGGGGATGGGTGTCTCTCGGCTCAAGGCCAACTTGACTGGAGATCTACCCATGACCGTTTCAGCCCCTTACCAGGAGTTCCCTGTTGCCACCACGTTTGGCCTCGAAGTTCCGGCCAAGGTGATGGCGCTCGGCTTTGCCGATGCCAACAACCCGCATATCCCCGCCAAGAGCGACGGTTATGCGTTCCGCCGAGTGTTCCTCCGGGAGCTCTTGGCCTTCCTGCGAGACCCGTCCGGTGACGCGCTGTATGTCACTGGCCCGACGGGTTCAGGCAAGACCTCCGGGATCTGCGAAGTGGCCGCCAGGCTCAACTGGCCGGTCCAGCAGGTGACCTGCCACGGCCGGATGGAAGTGACCGACCTCATTGGTCATCACACCCTGATGTCCCGTGTCCCCGGAGAGACGCCTGTCATGACCTTCCAGCACGGCCCCCTCGCGGTGGCCATGCGTGAAGGGCACATCCTCCTCCTGAACGAGGTGGACATGATGGACCCCGGCGAGTTGTCTGGCCTCAACGACGTGCTGGAAGGGCGGCCCCTGGTCATCCCCCAGAACGCCGGTGAGGTCATCAAGCCCCACCCGATGTTCCGGGTAGTGGTGACCGGCAACTCGGTCGGCAATGGTGACGCCACGGGCCTGTACCAAGGCATCGCCATGCAGAACCTGGCTGCCATGGACCGCTACCGCATCGTGGAAGTGGACTATGCCAAGCCGGAAGTGGAAGCCAAGATCCTCGCCGCTGTGGCGGGGAGGCTGCCCGAGAACCTTCGTGATCGCATGATCAGCGTTGCCAATGAAATCCGTCGCCTGTTCAAGGGCGAGGAGGGCATGGGTGGCGAAATCGCTATCACGATGTCGACTCGGACACTGGTTCGCTGGGCCAAGCTCTCGATCCGGTTCCACAAGGCGGTCAACCCCCAAGGGGAGCGCAACGCGCTGGCCTATGCCCTTGATCAAGCCCTGCTGCGCCGGGCCCGCCCTGAGGAGAAGGAGGCCATCGTTCGCATCGCGAGCGATACCTTCGGCGACCAATGGGTGGGCGGCGATCAGGGGGACGATTAAGGCCCTGGCCTGCCCCCGGTACACGCTGGGCACTTCGGTGCTCGGCGTGGCCTTCCACCCAGGCTTCCGGCCTGAACGTGTGTCCCGGAAGTGCTGGGTGTCTCACGACCCCTGGCACCGAGACCATTCTTCCCATCTCATCACCGCCGCGATCCAAGTGGGCAGGTGGTAAACGCAGATGACGTGAGGTTGATATGAGTGACGTTGCACAGGAAATGAATGCCCAGCCGGGCATGGCAGAGTGGAGCTGGCTCCTGCATCCCCCCAAGGATCAGTCCGTCATCCCGCTCAGGAAGGGGTTCATTCGCGGTGTGTTCGTTGACGCAGCCAAGCGGCTGGGCTTCAAACACGTCCAGGATGCCCCTGACGTTGAGAACAACGATGCCGATGGGTATCTCCCCAACGTCCTGATGGACACCGGGTCGGCCCGCATCGTTGTCGATCGCAAGATGCAGGATAACGAAGTGAACCCCGACACCCTTGAGGGTGGTGGATCGTTCACGGCAGCAGCCGGCCACAGGCCGCTCCTGGTGCTGTTGTTCCTGCAGAAGCGGTGGCGTGAGGAGTTCAACACCAGCGAGGGCGATACGATCGAGATCTGCGATGCGCAGCTTGATCTGTTCGACTTCACCAACTGGGACTCCCTCCAGCCGTTCATCGAGGCGTATCAGTTCGATGCACCGTCCATGCGTGAGGATGCCGTGGCCCTGGGCCTTGTGGCTCCCGTGCTGGATTACGATGCCATCGGATGCGCCGAGATGGACGCCTACTTCTAACCAACGGCTCCGGCCGTGACCTGCTAGCCGCTACCACCCGGTAGCGGCTTCCCCCAGGGGACACCACGCCCCTCGGGGCATGGTGTCTCCGCTCTCTGCATGAGGAGACTGCCATGAGCAATGCAACTGTCCACCAGCATCCCGCCGCTCAGAACGAGAAGCGCAAGCTGCTGACCCGTTTCGCCGAGCGATTCGAGATCGAAGAGAAGGTCCTGCTGGACACGCTGAAGACCACGGTCTTCAAGCAGCGTGATGGCTCAGCCCCGACCAACGAGCAGATGGTGATGCTCATGATCGTGGCCGACCAGTACCAGCTGAACCCCTTCACGAAGGAAATCTACGCCTTCCCTGACCAGCAGAACGGCATCGTGCCGGTCGTCGGGGTCGACGGTTGGGCACGCATCATCAACAACCACCCCCAGTACGCGGGGATGGAGTTCGTCTATTCCGACGAGATGGTGAGGATGCCCGGCGCCAAAGTAGATGGCCATGTGTGGATCGAATGCGTGATGTACCGCAAGGACATCGACCGCCCGATCCGGGTCCGCGAATACCTCGACGAGGTGTACCGCGAACCCTTCGTGAAGAATGGCTACACCAAGAACGGGCCGTGGCAGACGCACATCAAGCGGTTCCATCGCCACAAGGCGATGATCCAGTGCTCTCGCCTAGCCTTTGGCTTCACGGGGATCTACGACAACGACGAGGCCGAGCGCATCGTTGGCGGCGAGGTCGACGTGACCCAACAGGGTAGTCATAGCTTCCAGCGCCCCCAGGGCAGCGAGCAGGACGAGGCCCCGCTTCGTGAGCTCACTGATCCTGAGAAGGCGGCGATCGAGCCCATGCTCCAGAAGGCCATCCAGCGTTCCCAGCAGCTGAACAACTGGACGCCGGCGGAGCAGTGGGTAAGGGAGAGCTTCCCGAGTGCCGAGCAGAAGGCGTATGCCCTGTCTCGCCTCGAGCAAGCCAAGGCCGCCACCGAGGCGGACGCGTCTCCCGAGGAGCCCCAAGACGCCACGGCGCCGCAGGGATCTGCCACACCGGAACAGCAAGCGGCACCTGCTGAACCGGCCAAGCACCACGCCCCTGGTCACGATGAGTTTCCTCGCCCTGAGGACCGCTTCGATGATGAGGATGGCGTTGGTTTCTGACCCCGCCCTGGGTGGAGCTCCCGCCTGACGGCGGGGCTCTGCCCTCTGATCCAGAGAGGAGGGCTACATGAAGATCGTCGATCTGACCCAAGGCGATGATGCCTGGTTGGCATGGCGGAAGGGCGGCATTACCGCCACCGACGCGGCCATCCTGCTGGACCGCTCGCCCTACAAGACGCGCTGGCGCTTGTGGGCCGAGAAGTCCGGCTTCGCCCGGGAAGTCGATCTCAGCCTCAATCCTCTGGTTCGCCGGGGGAGAGAGAACGAGGCGCTTGCCCGCAAGGCGTACGAGGAGCATGCCGACGACATCGTGTTCCCGGTCTGTGTCGAGTCATCCGTGCACCCTCTGATGAGGGCCTCACTGGACGGCTTGAACTCAGCTAACGAACCGGTGGAGTTGAAGTGCCCCAGCGACAAGGTGTGGGCCGAAGTGATGGCCGACGGCCGGCAGAGCCAAGCGTTCAAGCTCTACTACTGCCAGGTCCAGCACCAGATGTTGGTGACAGGGGCCAAGCGTGGCTGGCTGGTGTTCTGGCATCAGCAGCATGGCCTTGAGGTCTTCGAGATCCAGCTGAACGAGCTCTTGCTCAGGAAGCTGATTCAGGCTGCCGCCGAGTTTTGGCGGCAGGTTCTTGACCGCAAGGAGCCACCCAAGGACCCGGAGCGCGACCTGTTCATCCCCGAGGGGGGCGTGGCGAAGGAGTGGATCTACGCCGCGGAGCAGTATCGCTCTTATCAGACGGAGCTGGATGAGCTCGAGGCACGCATCAAGGTGCTCAAGGGCCATCAGGCACCGCATCTGGACCGTCTCAAGGAGTTGATGGGGGAATACTTCTACGCCGACTACGCCGGCGTGATGGTGACCCGCTACAAGGCCAAGGGACGTATCAACTACTCCCGGCTGCTCAACGAGCAAGCCGGCAACCTCCAGGAGGGTGATGTAGAGCAGTACCGGAGCCCGCCGTCAGAGCGCTACCGTGTCACCGTCACGGAGTCGCTGGCGCCACGTAACATCGTCGATGAAGAGGCGCTCGCGCCACTTGACGAGGCAATAGAAGACGTGGACTCTTGTTTCTGGTAACTTCAAGGAAGGGGCGAGCAATGCTCGCCTTTTTCCAGAACCGCTTCGCCGCTGAGGCGATTCTGGAAAAAGGTTTCCTCTCCTCTGGAGAGCGAAAAACGTGGTAGCGCTGGCCACGTTCAACTAAACAATCAGCAATATACCTTCCATGACCTAGCCCATCGGGTGCCACCACCCGACAGGGCAGGTGCATCTGGTGGGCTTCTTTCGTTAAGGAGCACCACCATGATCTCTCCCTCTACTACCACTACCGCGTCTCAGATCCAGCATCTGGACCAGGTGTGCGTGATCCATGC